AAATTTAATTTGTCAATAGTATCTTCATCAATTGTAAATTTTACGCTGAATAAATATGTTTGGTAATCCATCAATAAGGCTCCTCATCCCGATTTCTCTTTGTTCGCCATTTCTGGCATACTCTTTTAAACCAAAACCATAAGCATCCATCCAAGATAAATAGCGTTATGAGTGAGCCCATAATGCCACCTATGGTTGATATTGCTATTAGAAATAGTATTGCCTCAATCATTTAGTCTTGCTCCTTAACTAGCTTTATCATGTGTAACTAAATTATAAACGACCTTTGTGCCTTTGCCCGCCAGTCTATTCTTCTCCATCTCAGTGCGATGCAGTTGATTCATGGCATCCACTGCTTTTACGATAACAGCGGCTTTCTGGATGGATATTTCCTCGTTTTCTAGCTTCTCGAGCGTTGACATTATGTATTGCCTGAGTTCTGAGAATGATTTTTCGTTTGACATTTTAGCTCCTCTATTTTTCGCTTTAACATTACTTGCGCTCTCTTAAGCTCAATTAATTCTGGACATTGAAAATCTTTTGGAATGCCATTCATCCTAAGTAGCCTTTTTATATGTATATCAGTTATATTTTTTCGATGATTTTCTTCATATTCTTTCGTTCTATTGAGTACAGATTCTTTGGTTTTAATGTAATTTTTCTTATTTTTTTCTGATAAAGCCGCCTTGTTTTTAATCCTGTATTTTTTGTAATATTGTTTGGATCTTAAGTTGTTTTTTCTTGAAATTTCTTTTGCTATTTCTGGATTATTCTTTTTCCATTTTTTTATACAATCATATTCGCAAAACTTACATCGCAAATAGGTATTGCCACTTTTTAGTAATTGAGATAATACACTGTCTATAGTCAGCTCGCCATGCACCTTGCAAACCTTAACTATCTCTCTCTTTTCCTCTGCTCTATCCATTCCCTCAAATCCTCTTCTAGCCACGCTATTTTCCGTATGCCAATCTTCATTGGCCTTGGGAATCTCCCAATCTTCATCAGCCTATATATCGTCATGCGGTGTAATCCAACAGCTTTGCATACTTCTTTTTCGGTTAGATACTTAAACTCAAATGACATGCGCTATCCCTAATAGGATGGTTGATAGGGCTAAGCACCAGATTGCAATGGCGTGCTTCCTATGGTCTTTTCTTTGGCGCTCCATTGCTCCATCCCATAGGACTCTAGAAAGATTATTCATTCTCCCAAATGCATTACTTAGCTCAGTTATGGATTGCTCTTGCATCCTAATCTTGAATAACAGTGCCTCTATATCTCTTTCTTCATTGCTCATATTTCATCCTTATTATTAACTGCGGAATAGCTGGATTTGAACCAGCGAACCACAAGGGCAGACCCCCAAGCTTAAGAAAATGCCCATGACCGCAAGTTCATCGGCATCCTCAATGTTAATTTAACAGCTCGGATTAAGGGACCTAGGTTTAGCCGCTTCCTTATATTCCGCATACTTTGAATTATATCCCACCCCATCCCCAAATGCTACAAGGCGCTACAAGAAGCTACAAACCCACCTTAACTTTATGAATCATAATAGAAATACGCATCTATGCGGCACAAATAGACGGGTACTGTATGCCGAAAACAGGTTACACCCATCCATGGGGTTTAAATGGACAGAGAACGCATCTGTAAGCGGTAGACCGTGACGGGGAAATAGTCGGGAAGAAATATGAGTGATGATGAAATCTTGGATCAGGTTACGCCTGAAGTTCCAGCCCAAGCGCCTGCGCAAGTAACAATGACGCAGGAGCAAATCGATAAGATTGTGAAGTCAAGGATTGCAAGAGAGCGTGAAAGATGGGAAGCATCCCAACAAGCGCCGCATATGCCCAGTGGAACAGGTGCGAGCCTAGAAGCTGTCAAGCAGATGATGCAAGCCGAGATGGCCAAGCTTAAAGAAGAGGCTGAAAGGACTGCACAGGATGGAGCCCGTAGAGCCAATGCTCAGCGCATCGTTGCTGATTATCAGACAAAGATGGAGCAGGGTAAGGCTAAATACCCAGATTTCGATGAGGTGGTTGGTAAATCACGTGTGGCTGCTAATCCGAAGATAGTTCAATTAGTAACCAATGTTGATAACACTGCGGATGTTGTTTATGAATTGGCTCAGAAAAAGGGCAAAGTAGGGGCGATCATAAGTCTTTACAATGAAGATCCTGCTCTGGGCATGGAAGCGATAGTTGAGCTATCAGAATCCATCAAAGCTAATCAAAAAGCAGCTACCACAGGTAAACCATACGAACCATTGTCACGCGTAAGTTCTTCTTCAACAACTACCGATGCAAGTGCGCCTGACATTCGAGACTATATGAAACAAGATTGGTTAAGAAGATAAGGGCGCTCTACATCAATTTATATTGATTGGAGAGTCTTAAATGTCTACACCCACGAATACGCTCCAGCAGGTGATCACGTATCAACGCGCTGGCTTGGCTTATTTACTTTATCATGGTTGCTTTGTACCAACCGCTAACCATAAGTTTAACAACTTCCAAACTTTTGCTGGAAACTTAGGTGACACCGTATCATACGACTTAACCTATCGTGTAACTGCGCAGAATTCCTTAGTAGGTAGCCCACAAGGCCTCGTACAAAGAAAGCGTACGTTAACTGTTGACCAACAAAAATTAGTGCCATACGCATTCAGTAACCAACAAGTATTGTTCAACATGAACGAACAATCTTATATGGATTACATTGGTCGTGCGGCCTTAACTGAAATTTCCTACGCTGTAGAATCTTTCGTTGCTCAATTAGCTGAAACCCGTCCATATCGTTATTTCGGTGATGGCGTTACCCAATTGAACTCAATCACCCAAGTAGCCAACATGCTAGCCCAATACCGCGCCTATGGCTCGGCAATGGACTATGATCTGAAAGTCTACTGGCCATTAACCGTTACCCCTAACATTTCATCTAGCGCAGCGAATCAATTTGTTATCAAGCGAAACGAAGAAATCATGAGTAAGTGGATGGTTTCTGACTGGCAAGGTGTTGAATTCTATGAATCAATGTTACTACCCACCCATACAGCAGGTAATGTAGGTAACCAAATTGGTTCATCGAATATTTTGACAGTTATAAATACTAACGATCCAACGGGCAACAACATCACCCAGATTACCTTTAGTGGTGCTGCTGCAAGTGACTTTGATGCTATCAAGCAATACGATGGGTTTACCTTCTTAGACAACGTTGGTTCTTTGCCGAATCAGCGTTATTTAACGTTTGCTGGTCACATCCAAAATGGCTTGGTGCCTGTGCAATGTCAAATCACTGCTGATGCTGGCTCAACAGCCGGGGGCCAGGTTACTGTCAGTATAACCCCTGCGCTCTGTGCTACGCCCGGCAATCAAAACCAGAACTTAACGTACAACGTTGTTGCTGGCATGCAGGTTCAGGTATTGCCAAGTCACATTTGCGGGATGATTGTTGGTGGTAATGCATTGTTCTTCGCAATGCCTCCTTTGCCCGATCAATCACCTTACATCACTAGCCGTGAAAGGGATCCAATCACTGGTATCGCAACTCGTTTGTACACCGGTGCTATTCCTGGACAAAACGAAATTACATGGTGGCATGACTGTATTTATGGGGCTGACGCAGTTCCTGAATACTTAATGAAGATTGTTATTCCGTTAACGTAATGAGCTGGCGTTCGGTCGGCGGTGTTGCGCGCTGCCGGCTGGACTTTTAGGTGATATCAATGGCGACAGCATTCACATCTGGCGAGCTAGTGAATTTGGCCTGGGATTTAACCGGGGCAGTGAGTAGCGGTTTGCAAACTGTAAGTGGTGAGCAGTTCCAGATTGGGATGGATGCTCTTAATGAGCTATTGGCTATCAATACAGCAAATATGGGTTTAATACCATACTTCAAACAACTTGATTTTAATGGTGTTATTGGGCAGGAAGAATACTTCTTTACTGGATTGATTCAAGTTGAGACATTAACTTTCCAGATTCCTAATAATCCAACGCCTAATGATACAGTGCGTTTCCCTATGTCTCGTAAGACGCGAGAAGATTACTTCGCAACACCTCGTGCTAATGGTATTTCCTCCCTACCTTATATTTACCATACCGAGCGTGCATTTAATGGTACTAATATTTACATCTACTTTACTCCCGACCAACCATATGTATTCACGTTGTGGGGAAAATTTAGCTTAGCTCAAACAGTTCCATTGCAGGATTTATCCCAAGTCTACGACCTATACTACCTTGTTTACATGCGTTATGCTGTAG